GCGCCAGGGCGCTGCCGTCGATCATCAGGTCGCGGACGTGCTGCTCCTGAGACTGGGTGGCGTACCCTCCCGTGGTCTGGTCGACGATGAGGATGACCGCCTGGACCGGCCACCCCCCGGCGCCGAACGCAGCCGACGCGACCAGTTTCGTGCCGGCCCCGTTCCCGGCGACCGCCGACGTCGCCGGGGAGCCCCTCAGGCCCACGTACGGCGGGATGGTCAGCGGGGAGGAGATCAGGTAGGTGCCTGCCGGGGCGTACACGCATTCCCCGGCGGCGGCGGCGTTCAGCGCAGCCTGGAACGCCGCCGTCGAGTCCGCGCCGCCCGTCGGGTCCGCGCCGCCCGCCCACGCCGCGTTCAGGACACTGAGGTCGGCTTCCATCGCGCTGAGCGCGTCCACGACCGCGTTCATGTCGCCCGGCGGGTTGCCGGTGCCGATGGCCCTGGTGTCCGGAGGCAAAGTAAAGTTCGCGCTCATGCGGCGTGCCCCAGGTACTTCTGCACGCTGTCCGGGCCGCCGCCCGCCCCGGCGCGGATCTCGAACCGCAGCGACCGGATGATCTCCCGCATCAGCGGGTCGGCTGTCCCGGCCGTCACCACCAGCTCGAGCCGGCCGCCCCCGGCGCTGCCGTAGCCGCCCGCGCCCGGCGTGATGGCCGCCCGCCGGGCGAGCCGGCCAGCCGCCCCGCCGACGCCGCTCTCGCCGGACATCATCCCGGCGGCGAGGTCGGCGGCGAAGTGCTGGCCCCGGATGAACGGCGCGCCCCCGCCGGCCAGCGGCCCCCATTTCGCCGGGGACAGGCCGAAGAACCCGGCGACCTTGTGCGCTATGCCGCTGACCGCCGACGCCACCGCCCCGGCCATCGACTCGATGCCGCTGATCAGGCCGCCGATGACGGACCGGCCGGCGTTGTACAGCAGCGACCCGAGATTCCCGAGGGCGGACAGGATCCGGCCGGGAAGGGACCGCATGAATGACACGACCGTATTCGCGCCCGTGCTCACGGCGTTCACGATCAGGTTCCAGGCGGCTGCCATGGACTGCCACAGGGTGCGGGCGAGGCCGACGACGATGCTGACCGCCGACCGCACCGACGCCGTGATGCCGTTCCAGGTGGCCGTCATAGACGACCACAGGGTGCGCATGACGGCCTCGATGCCCGCCGCCGCGATCACCACGGCGGCCTTGACCGAGTCCCACAGGGTTTTCGCGGCGTCCTTCACGTTCCGCATCGAGGTGACCCACTGGAGCAGCCACCCGATGGCCCGGCCGATCCAGTTGATCATCACGGCGATGACGGCGGCGATGTCGCGGAACACGCCGATCATCTGCACGGCGGCCTTCACGGCGGGGATCGCCCCGGCCGTGATGAAGTTCACCAAGTCCGCGGTCAGCCTGATGACGGGCGGCAGCAGCGGGATGATGGCCTGCAGGGCCGTCAGGAACACGGCGCTGAGCCTGGCCAGCGACGGGAGCAGCGGCGTCAGGGCGGTGAACAGCTTCGCCAGGGCGGCGGAGAGCTGGGTCAGGGACGGCATCAGCGCCCGGAGGGCCGAGACCAGGAAGCCGCTGAACGCCTGCGCCATGATGCCGACGGCCCTGGCGATGGGCGGGAACAGGGGCGCGATGGCGTGCAGCGCGGTGCCGATCACCTTCGCCACCTGCACCATCACCGGGGACACGGCCGTGAGCAGGCTCGTGATCACGCCCAGGATGGCGTCGGAGATGGGGGCCATGGCCACGGCGATGATGCCGATGGACCTGAGCAGCGCCCCCAGCGCCGTCCCCAGGCCGGCCAGGAACGTCTTGAGCGGCCCGGCCGTGGCCAGCAGCGACGACGCCAGCACCCGCAGGATGCCGAGCAGCGTCCCGCCGAGCACCCTGGTCAGCTCGTTGATGACCGACAGGCCCGGGGCGATGGCGGGGGCGAGCACCCTGAAGACGTTGTTCACCAGTGACAGCAGCGTGGTCACCAGGTGCCCGACCCCGGGCGCGGCGAGCAGCGCGTCCTTCCCGACCGTGGTCAGGATGCCGCCGATCTGCCTCATCGCCCCGGCCGCGATCGTCAGCAGCGCCGGGGTGATCTTCTGCTGCAGTTTCTGCCACTGGGCGTCCAGGACGCTCAGCCCGGCCCCGAACGCCCGCTGCGCCGGCGTCAGGTTGTTATACGCCTGGCCTTGCGCGATGAGCTGGGCGAGCGCCTTGGCCTGGTCCGGCAGCATCGCCTTGAGGGCGTCCTTGTCCTGGCTCAGGGACACGGCGGCGTTGCGCTGGGCCCTGGTCAGGTCCTGCCACCGGGTGCCCTGCTGGCCCAGCATCTTCTCCACCTGCTGCTGGACCGGGGTCAGCCCCTGCATGGCCGAGGTGTAGGTGCCGAGGTCTTTCGCGTTGGTGGTGATCGCGGTGTGCACCAGGCCCGCTGAGGCGTCGAACGCCGAGTTGGCACCCACCAGCGCGGACGTGGCCGACACCGCATTGGTGATGACCGGCCCGGCGATGGCGCCGAACGCCACGATGCCCGCGGCGGCGCCCGCGAACGCGCCGGCGAGGCCGAGGACTGGTCCCAGGAGCGGCAGCAGCCCGGCGGCTATCTTGAGCCAGATGCTGGAGCCCCCGGTGAAGAACCGGGTCAGGGTGTTGCCGGTCCGGGTCCCGGACTCGTTCAGCTTGTCCAGCGACAGGCCGACCGCGGCGATCTGGGCTTCCGCCCGGGAGACGCCCTCGATGGTGATCCTCGGGTCCGCGACCCGCTTGCCGATCGCGTCGAGCTGTGCCCGCAGTGCCAGGAGCCTCGCGTGCGCGCCCGGATCCTTCACCTCGACCAGCGCCGTGGTGACCTTGGCCTGGAGGGCGTCCAGCCTGAGCTTGATCTCCTCGATCCTGGCCAGCGCCGCCACGTCGCCTTCGAGCGCGACCTTCGGCGCGGCGACTTTCGCGTTCAGCTTGTCCAGCCCGGCGTCGATGGCCACGATCCGGGCCTCGACCGCGGCCATGCCCTCGGCGGTGATCTTCGGGTTGGCCAGCCGCTTGTCGAGCTTGTCGAGCTCGACGTTGTAGGCCAGCAGCTTCGCCAGGGCGTCCTTGTCGTCCAGGCCGATCATCGCCTCGGCGGTCTTGTGCCGCAGCTCGTCGATCTGCGCTTTTAGCTCGTCGAGCGTGGCCCGCGCGTCATCGCGGGCCCTGATCCGGATCTCGACGTAGTTGTCGTCGGCCATTACCCGTCATCACCTCCCTCCGGCGTGCCCAGCCGCTCGATCTCCAGCAGCCTCAGCAGCTCGCATGACTCGGCCCGGGCGCCCGCCAGGGTGTAGGCGGGGAACTGGCGCATCAGCCCGAGCAGCACCTGCGCCTCCGTCAGCTCGGCGGGCTTGCAGGCAAGGAGCCCATCGGAATCTCCGCCAACTCCTCCGCACTCGGCCCAGGCGCGGAGCCGTCCCGCAAAGGGGGCGCCACCGCGGCGAACCGGGCCGACCACCGCTCGAAGATGGCCATCACCATCGCGAAGTCCTGGGACCGCAGCCCCGCCTCGTCGGGGGCGACCGGCCTGCCGTGCTCGTCATCGACGTTCCACCAGGTGATGAGGCCCGCCAGTTCGCGGATCATCACCTCGACGGCCTTCTTGTGCGCCTCGGTGATGGTGACGGCGGCCGTCTCGGCGACGTCCTGCGCCAGGTCGGCGACCGCCATCAGCTCCAGGAGCGTGTCCACCGACGCGCCCTTGACCTTGGCTTCCAGGTCCGCGAAGTCGGGGTGGTCGCCGCCGAACTCGATGACGTACAGGCGCGGCTTGTAGCGTTTCCTATTCGTTTCGGACATATCAGGACCAAGTGGGCACTACGCCATTTGCCAGGACGCCGGGGACACTCCACGTCAATTCGCCGCCGGTGGCCCTGGTGAGCTGGTAGTCGGTCAGGTTCAGGGTCGGCGCGAGCGTCTTGCCGTTCTGGACCATCGTCACCAGGCGCGAGACGCTGGTCGACGGGATGGTGGAGAACACGGCGTGGCTCATGTTGGCCGCCGGGTTGAACACGCCGTGGCCGGTCCAGGTCACGTCGGCGAGCAGGAGCAGCGTTTCCTTCGCGCTCTTGTCGATGCCGGTCACGTCCTGCACGGTGCGGGGCGTGGCGAACTGGACGTCCACGAAATCGTTCTTGATGGCCTGCTGGGCATTCGACGCGTCGTCCACCGACATCGTCGTCCAGCCCAACCCGGACACTTTGGACATTTATGCCTCCATGGGTTGATAGACGCCGAATAGCGGAGCGACCATGCCTAACCTCCGCCTGTCTGATCGGCGAGCCGTTCCTGGTGCTCGCCGAACTCGTCCCGCCAGGCCAGGGACGACACCTCGCGCGGACGGAAATGGTCAGGGTCGCCGCGCCAGTCGCCGTTCTGGATCAGCCACCGCTCGTCCCGCTCCAGCCGGCGGCGGTGGCGGGACTCGGCGAAGCACGGCTGGCCGGCCTCGAACAGCAGCAGCGTCATGCCCTCCGCGTACTTCACCTCGGCGAACTTCCGCCCGCTGGTTCTCGCGGCGTGCTCCAGGTGCGGGCCGACCGCCTCCACGTGCACCGTCCAGCCCTCGCGCCACTGGTCGCAGCCGATCTCCCGGCAGGCCGCCTTCACCCAGTGGGAGGACAGCGGGGCGACGACGCGGAACGTGCGGTACGCCTGCGGCGGCAGGACGGGCGCGAGCCGCATCCCGGCCGGGGTCCGGATCATGGTCATGGCGGCTCCCCTCAGAAGCTCACGTTCGCGACGGTGTTCTTGTTGAGCACCACGCCGAACTGCAGGCTCGTGAACCCGCCCGATGTCGCGGTGACCGCCCGGACGTACCGGCGGATGGTGCTGGTGTTGCCGATCGCGATGCGCTGCGCCAGCGGCGCCCCCCCGGTGACCTGGGCGAAGCTCAGGCCGGAGACGTTGCTGAACGAGGAGTTGTCGGCGGAGTCCTGGATGGTGACGGTCACGTCGGTGCCGGCGAACGCGGCCACGTGCAGGTACGCCTGGCCCCCGAAAGCGGCGGAGGCGAGAGTGTCGTAGCTGGTGCCGCTGGTCGCGGCGGTGTCGGTGCGCAGCCCGGCGGTGAGCAGCACGCCCCATTCCAGGCCGTCCGCGTTGGCGATCGCGGTGACGGCGAACGTGTACATCCCGTCGGCCTGGCGGGTGCCGTTGTAGTCCGTCTGCTTGGCTACCATGCAGGCGGCAGGGGCGCCGATGGCGAGCGGCGGGGTGACGAACGTGGCGATGACATCGGAGGTCGGCAGCGCCGACAGGACCGGGTGGGCGCGGGCGGGGTTGAAGTAGCTGACGAAGTCGATGCCGCCGTCTTTCAGGCCGAACAGCCGCTCGTGCGCCGACTCGGTGATGTCGGTGACGTCGAGCTGGGCCTGGCTGCCGCTGACCTTGCCGAGGCTGTTGATGTCGCCCGACAGGTCGTTCCCGGCGAGCCAGAACGCCGCCCCGAGGCCGGAGATCTTCGCCAACGTCAGCCACCTGCCTGGGCGTAGGCGTCGTTGATGACGATGTCGAGCGAGATCTGCCGGATCCGGTAGTGGTTGTCGGCGTAGGTCACCCACCGCGCCGGGGTGACCGGCATCAGCACGTCCACGTACCGCACCAGTCCGGCCGGGACGCCCGCGCCGGACAGGTCGAGGTCGGAGGCAAGCTCGGCGAGCACGGCGAACGTGGCGGCGTCGAGCTTCGGGTCGGTGATGTTGACCGGCTTCGCCGCCCGCCACGGCGCGCACAGGGTCAGCGCCCACTTCCACGTGACGGACGTCTCCGACATGCCGGACGGGGCGGGGCCGATCTGGTCGCTGGACATCCAGAACGACATCTCGTCACCCGGGGGGGCGCTGACCGGCTCGTGGTCGGAGACCAGGCGCAGCATCCCGTTGCGCTTCACGTGGCTGGTGATGGCCTCGTAGATCAGCCGGATGACGGCCTCGGTCATCACGGTGGCGGGCGCGGCCATCACTGCCCCCCGATCTGGCCGATGTAGCGCCGCAGCACCCGCTCGCCGACACCGGCTGCCTTCTTCCGCAGGTCTTCCGCGGTCTTGCGGAACAGCCGGTAGCCCTTGAACCGGGTCGAGTTGTTGCGCTTGGAGTTGCCTTCCAGCCACGGCGACCAGGTGAACCCGGTGATCATCGGCCCCGGTATGCGGGCCTCCGCCCCGCTGACCTTCGCGTGCAGGGCCGAGGCGAAGTTGCCCCTGGCGCGGCCGGACTTGTTCATCGGCCACGCCCGCAGGGTGCGGGTGCCGTCGTCCGCGAGTTCCTTCACCGTGTCGTGCGCCCACGCCTTGATGACGTGGGCGGCGCGGCCCGGCTCCAGCAGCGGGCCGCCGGCCTCGATGCCGACGTTGAGGACCAGCGCGCCCATCAGATCACCCTGATCCTTGCCTTGCGGCCGTGGGCGGTGACCGCCTCGTCCCACAGCTCGGTCAGCGCGATCCCCGGTGCCGGCGCCGCTGACTCGCCGCCGCCGACCGTCCGCGCGTACCCGGAGCCTTCCTGCAGGATCCGGTTCACCGACTCCGCCACCGCCAGGTCATGCACCAGCGGGGGCACCCGGTGCCGGAACACCGCCGCGCCGCTGAGGTAGGTGGTTCCCGGCGTGCCGTACTGGTTCCGCAGCACCGACATGAGCCGCAGTGCGTTCACCGCCGCCCCGGAGTGGGCCGCGATGACGGTGCCGTCCCACGCCCTGCGGACGCTGGCGACCCCGGAGACGACCTGCTCGACGAGCATCCGCTCGGAGTCCAGGACGATGACCTCGCCCGCGTTCAGTGCCCCGCTGCCGGTCGTGGTGAGCGTCACGTCCGAGTCGGATGCGGTGGTCAGCCCGGACGCCTGGGTGAGGCCGGTGGCGACCGCGCTCACGTCGTAGACGAGCATCCGCTCCCCCGTGTACGGGGCGAGCGCCCCGGCGTGGCCGGCGGTGTCGGACGGGAACGGGGCGGTCCCGCGCCCGTAGCCGAGGACGATCAGGTCGCCCGGCCCGCACTTCGACCCGTCCGACAAGGTGACGGTGCTGTCGCTGCTGCCCGCGCCCGCGGCGAGGGTGGCCACCTGGTCGGCGTCAGCGCCGTAACCCCACGTCCCGGCCACGGCGACCGCGTTCTGCGGGGTGGCCGACGCCCCGCCCAGGGTCGCGCTCCCCGACCGGTCAAGCTCGAAATTCGTATACCACGGCCTGCCGTTCATGGCGTTATTCTGCGGGCGAAGGAACACCTGGTTCAGCGGGACGGAGACGCCGCCCGTGGTCAGCGCCGTCATCACGGTCAGGTCGTACTGGTTGAACCACACCCGCCACGGATAGGCGTACTGGTAATTCGGCCAGTCGAAGAGCACCGTGGCGTCGACCGGGTAGAACCGGCGGTGAAGCTGGGCGTCGATGTTGTCGGCCGCCGACTGCAGCGCCCGGTCCAGCGCCGCGATGGCGTCCACGCCGGTCTTGAAGTCGACGGACCGCTGCGCCTCGGCGCGGTTGCAGTAGCAGGCCCGGGCGATCACGGCCGCTCACCGCGCCTGACCCGGGCGAACTCCTCGCCCGCCAGCAGCAGCACCGTGACCCCGTGCTCTGCCGTGACCAGCCGGGCGCGCTCGCGCATCTCCTCGAACTCGGCGTCCGTCGTGCGCGGGTCCACGCGGACGGCCAGGATCTCGCCGGGCTCGATGATGGTGACGGCCTCGCGGAGGGCTTCGAGGATAACGCCGGGTGCGAGCCTGCTCATGCGGCCCACCTGACTTCCCACGCCTCTTCGACGACGGCGCCGGGGAAGGCCGAGCGCGGGTACGGCTGGCCCCACGACCACCAGGTGCCGCCGGGAGCGGCAAGCACGGCGTGATCGCCTTCGGGCAGCGCGACGCCTAGGATCAGGGACGGGAGCGCCGGGGGCCGTGCAGGAATCAGGCGCCGCGTGGCCGGGCCGGGCGTACGACCGCGATGGCCTGAGATCGGAGTTAGCGCGTTCGAGTCGCGCCCGGCGCTCTCGTAGCCCGCAACCTTCGCGCCCGCCAGGCCGAACGTCGCGGCGGCGTGCAGCATCGCCAGGATGGCCGCGCCTTCGTCCGGGTCACGCGCGATCCGGAAGTACAGTTCCATCACGTCGTCGTCGCTGGCCGCGACCCCGAGCGCCAGCCGCAGGGACTCAGCCACGGCTCGCGCCGAGCAGAGCGCGACCGATTCGTCGGGGGTCAGCTTGCGCGGCCTGGCCGGCTTCGCGGGCTTCGCGACGTGATGCGCCTTCGCCTTGTGGTGCACCGGGGCGGCCTTCTTCTTCGCGGCCGGGTGGTGCTTGGCGACGTGGCGAACCGTCCCCGCGTGCTTCTTCGTGGTTCCCCGGCCGCTGCGCGCCTTCACGGGGCACCTGCCGGGGGCGGAACGGGAGGCGGCAGCGGCGGCTCGCCGGGCAGCGGGACATGGCCAGCGGAACCGGGTGCGAGCTGAGCCTGGCGGCCCTCCGGCGCTTCCTCCCAGTCGCCGGCGGCGTCCGTGCTCCGGCACTGCGGGCAGTCCGGTGCGCCGACCGAGTACCGGGCCCCGCAGTCCAGGCAGACGAGAAGCGCCATGTCAGCCTCCCTGGCAGGCGGCCAGGACGCCCGGGCACGTCGCTGCCTGCGGGTCTGATGTCACGCTGTCGGCGGGGTTCCTGTCCCATGGCGCGGTCTCGCAGCACGCGAACGCGCCGCCTTCCGCGACCAGGTGGGTGACGATGAGATGGCGCCCGGTGATGACGGGCACCCCGCCGTCGATGCGCGCCAGGGTCAGCGCTATCTCCCGGCCTTCGAGTTCAGCGGGCGCCCCCGCGTCTTCGAGTAGGTGCCAGTGCGTCCCCGCCGGCCCGCGCTCCAGCGGCTCCACGAGGCGCACGCCGGCCGGCCACTGGAGTCCCATGCTCAGCAGCGGGTCGGCGATGAGGATGCGGTAGCGGGCGCTCACGTGTGCACGTCCAATATGACGACGGGACTAACCGACTGGCCGGCCTCGGTGGTGGTGGCGGACTGCACCCAGTACCGGCCGTCGAGGCGGGACCGGATGCGGAAGTCGCTGGTGTCGCTGCCGAACCCGCGTCCTTTCGCGGACCGCTCGACGTGCATCTCCAGCCGGTCGCCGATCAGGTAGTTCGACAGGTCGGCCAGGATCACGTCGCCCGTGGTGCCGAGCGCCGGCTGGTGGTCGGTGACGGTCAGCGGCAGGCCGACCATAGAGGGGCCGACGAGGCCGCCGTCGCCGAGGCTCAGCCATCCGGACGGCGGCACGACCTCGGACCCGGTCGGGTTGTAGTACAGCTCGAGAAGTTGGTCGAACGCGCTGTTGCTGAGCAGCCACCGGACGGAGGTGACCCCGGAGGTCAGGCCCGCCTGTTTCGCGGCCGGGTGCAGCGCCTTGAGCATCGCCACCACGTCGAGGAACGTGACCGCGCTCGACGTGGTCCGGTCGATGCCGACCGCGCACGGGGCGTTGAGGATGCCCTGCGGCTCCCCGACCCCGGACCCGGAGATGAACGCCTCGTCCTCGAACCAGGCGTAGCCCTTCGCCGTGACCGCGCCCAGCAGCGACCCCAGCGCGCCCGCGCCGTCGGCGATCAGCTCGTTGGTCACGCCCTGGAGCAGCGCCGCGGCCTTCCGCGCCTCCAGTTCCGCCCCGCCCACGGTGGGGACGGAAGGGACGATCCCGGCGCCGTCGGCGGTCCAGGCGAACGTCAGGCCGCCGAGCGCCTGCCCGTTCTGCTGCGTCGGGTTGTCCAGGTAGGGGACGCCGAGCCGCAGCGACCCCATCGGAAGCACCATCGCCTGCGGCCGGACGACCGGCGCGGTCATATAGC